GATTGTATTCTTTCCACCAAAAGAAGCCATTTGATATAAAGGCATTTCTACCTTTTGGGTCATAGCCCATAAATCAATTGGTCCCATATCCATAGGCTCAGGGTTACCAAGCATTTGGGTTAGGTGATAAGAATCAACATGTGAACTTGCTTTATAGCTTGTATCACGTAGGAAAATCCCATTATTTAAAACTGGAGTTGCCATAATTTTTGATTGTTTTTAGTTAATAATTAATTTTACTCTGTTAATATTTAATACATACTTGATTAAATTCTTTTAAATATGTTGGTAGGTCTTTGAATCTTTCTTTTAGATGAAGTTTTTTTACTTTCTTCATCTCTTGCTTGCACACCTAATGAAGCACCGCCTGCATTAGTTTGCTCACTCTTCAATTTTCTGACCGTCTTCTCAACACTCTTTTGTGCACCCTTATCCATTATCTTTGCTTTGTAAGCTACTGGGTCTTGTAATAGCCACAGAGCCTCAGAGATTAATCCATAATTAGGTTCCACAAATTGATATTTTTCTAGTAGGTGTCCTAATAGATTAGTATTAGTTCCACTTACTGATGGGTAATTAGGCTGAACTAAACCATTATATAACATGGCTTGAGTTTTTCTGTCAACTTTAATATCTCCCAATTTACCTTCTTTTAATGTTTCATATACATTCTTCATGTACGCTTGTGATGCATTTTCTTGTTGTTTCTTTTTAAGCTCTTGCTCTTGCAATTTTCTTGCAACAACTTTTTCTTGCATCTTATCCAATTTAGGTTTAAACTTAGAAGCTTGTGATTCAAGTTTGCCTAAGTCTTTCCAAATTTCAATTTCTTCTTGTATATCTTCAGCAGTACCATATCCTGTTGCACTTAAATACTCAGTGATAATTTTTTCTTGATCACCTGCTTTTTTAATGTTTAACTCTTTATGCTGCTCTACTTGTGATAATGTAGAAAATAAACCTTTTAAATCTTTACCACCATCTGCTACATATTTTGCAGCTATTTGTAATTCTTGTGGTAAGCTCTGAAAAAATTGCTTTGGTGTTTCACGTCTTACTTGATTAGCTTTTTCTTCTAAGTTAGCTTCAATAAGTTCTTCCCAATCTTTAGCACTATATTCCTCTAAAGCTTTATCATCATCAAAAGGAACAATCTTATCATCTTTAATTAGTTTTCCAAATACATCTGAAATACCACTGATAGATTTTCTACCTCTCTTTTCTTCTTTTTTAGTTTCAACTTCTTCTTCTTCTACATTGTCTAGAGAATCTAGTATATCCTCAGCTACTTCTGGTTTAGATTCAGCTTTTACTTCTTCAGTAGTTTCTTCAGTAGTTTCATCTACTTTGGTTTCTTCTACTTTAGCATCTAAATCATCTACATCACTGACATCTGGGTCTGCAAAAGACATATCAGCTTTTTCCCCTCTTGAAAAAATACTTTTAGGTTTAGCCTTAGTATCTTGAATCATATCAGCACCGCTTGGAGCAGCATTGAATATTTCATCTAAATTTACATCTACTTGTTCTACTTTACTATTCACAGTTTGTGTTTGCGTTGCACTCATAATATTTGTTGGTTTTAATATTAATACTTCTTACATATATAATATAAGAAATCTTTTATAATATATTGGTATGTTAAACTTAAAAAATTTTTAGAAAAATGAAAATAAATTGCAGTATATAGCTAACGCTTACTTTTTATCTTTCTTTTTTGGTGAATCATACTTGTTTTTGTTCTCCCTTGCTATTTGTAGTTTAGTGTTAGCAATTTGTTTGTCAGCAGCTATTTTTTCCCTTTCAACAGATAATCTACTATTCTCCATAGATGATTTAGAAGCATTCTCTTCACGCTTTAAATTCATTTGTTCACGGTACTGTGTAGTTTCTCTAATATCTTTCATAGCATCTTGAAAATCAGATTGTTGGTTTTGATTAATATCAACCATAGAACCATATCCTGCTGATCTAATTTCTGCTAATGTAATATCATTCTGTCTGTCTTTTTCATTTTCAGCCATTTCAACTTGAAGTTTTTGCTGATCTTCTTGAGCCTTAGCTTTTAATTGTTGTTCCTGCATCTGACGTTGCTGTTGCATATCTTGCTCTCTTTGCTTTTGCACTCTAGTTTCAGAATCTTTTAGTATATCTGATACTTCTGCAATTGAGTCAGCTTTAACAATATTACCTAATTCATAGATACTTGCTCCAGTAGTATTATTAGTAAGAGCCATTTGTTTAAGATTTTCTAATATAGCTCTATGATTAGTTTTAGTAGTTGCAAATACATTAAAATCTCTTAGTAATAAATCAGTTCCATTTATCTGAAAATTGACCTTCTCAGCTTCTGTAGAGATATAAGATAATCTAACACTTGGATTAGTACTATAATAGTATTGAGCTAAGTCAGTTCTCATTTGATGCACTCTTGGCATTAGATGATCTGAATGCTGTACAAAATACATCTCTGTTTGAGCGTATGATTGTTGCATAGCCTGAACTACTCCAGTAGCTGTTTGAGCTGATACAGCTCCTCCTAGACGTTGTGGGTTAATACCTATAGCATCAAAACATTGTTGTTTAAAGTAATTAGCTAATTGTATTCTTGACATCAACCTACTAGTCTGTTCCATGTTCAGAGTCTGATAATGGTTGAAGTTGGTAGCATTCTCAGTATTAGTAATTGAAGTATCTAATGGTAACATTTGAAAATCTTTCATTGCCACCCATGCTTTTGAATAATTATTTTTACCCCAATCTTCCCCCATGGAATGACGTGGTAAAGCATTTTGATCAAACATGATTACTGTTCCTAATTCATCTATTAGAATGTCTGCAATCTGGTTATTAACCATATTGTATCCAACTTGGTATGCTTTCATTAGATCAACTAATGATGTAGATCTAGTGTTTCTATCTGAAAATACTCTTCCTTCTACAGGAAGTTTACATCCATAAAGTGTATTGTTTCCTTTAAATTGAAAAGGCAATCTACCAGGTTTAGTTCTGTTAATACCTAAATAAATAGGGTTTATATTATCACCCATAGTAGATCTCCACATAGCAGGTAAATTTGGACCTATCTTAACTCCACCCCAAACTTCATTAATCCATATCCATTCTATGTGTTCACCCTGCAATAAATTTTCTTTGCTTTTGTTCTTGAAAATTGACGTATCAAAAATTGCTTTCTTAGTAATCTTAAATGTTTCATCAACTATTTCTTGAGTTACTTCTCCATCATCTTCTATCTTTGTTAAATGTCCTACTTTTCTTTGAGTCTTCCAATATATTGTTGCAACTCTTAATAGGTTTCCTTCACCCCAAGATGATACATCTTCATTCTCATCAAGTATCTCACTTAGTATATCACCACCATTTGCTGGATCATTCCAATAGTTACTTGTAAATTGTCTGTATGCTAAACCTGGTGAATTAGTATTCCATTCATGTGATCTTGTTGCATCATAATATGCCCCATCATTTTGGTATCCATTTACTTGATATTGTGCTGATCTAGCTGGATAAATTCTTTGTAATGACTTTAGTTGTTTTTCATCCATTAAATAACCATATCTATCAATTGCATCTGATACAGTCATTAGATCAACTTTACCTGCATAATTTGAATCTGCAATATATCTTTGATCTGGGGACTTCTGATAAAATGTTAATACAGGATTCCATAGCTCAACATCATAGTCATCTTCTAACATACGGAAATGCCAAAACTCTCTATCTGCAATAAGCATATCTCTAAAGCCTCTTTCTTCAAGTTCTTGCATTTTAAATCTTTCATCATCTACTGCAAGTTGGTGGGATGCCCATTCTTCAACCATACTTCTGTATGACTTACTAAAGAAGTCTTCAATTTCTGGTAATGATTTAATAGCTTCAGGAGACATTTGCTGTTGTGCTTCTTCAGAAGCAGGGTCCATACCCATATCAACCATTCTACGTACAAGGTTAGCTTCAGCATCTGATAATAGAGCTTCTTCTATTTGCATTCTTTTTTGTTCTAGCATCTCATTATAGGATGCATCATCTACTGCTCTAAATTGTACTTTGGAATATCTCTTTGCAAATTCACCAGTTAATACATTGATTACATTAGGAACAATTGGATAAAATTTTAATTCTAATGCAGAATCATTCTCTTTTGTAAGAGTGTCCATTAAATCTTTGTATTCATTATCTGGCTCAACAATGTAATCTGATTTATCAATTACACCTTTTGCTAATTTATAATTCTTTAATAACCTTCTAGAATTTATACGTAAAAATTCTATACCTTGAAGTTCTAACCAATCTAAGTTCCAAGCTGCCCAATCATCATCTTTCTTTTTATATGGTAAAAATTGAACTGGCTGCGTTAAACTAGAAAACGTTGGTCCAGCTTCAGCTTTGGCACCATTCTTAAGTTGCATTGCATTTAATACTCTCATCTATTTATAATTTTTAAAGCCAGATCTTCTTATTCTAGAATTATTATCTCTTTTACTACGCCCAAGATTCTTAAATGGGCTATACTTTAATTTACTTATTTTTTCTGAATTTACCAAGGAATTGTCCTCTGATTCACGTCTTTTGGAATATCCTCTGTTAGATTGTTGTATTTTAACAAATGCAATTAATGCACCAAATGCTACCATTCTATCCACGTTTAAACCAGGGTGGTAAGCTTGCATTTCTTTTAATAACATTGGATCAGGTATTCTTTCTATACCTAATGTTTGTCTCATTACATTACCTTCAGTATCTGTTTCCTCATCAATCACCTCTCTTAAAAACTCAATTGCATATGAAATTAAATGACTCTTAAATAAAGTTCCAGTATTTTTCCAACCATATTCTTGATACACTGTTTTGTTAGATCCTAGATCTTTTAGAAACAATATTTGTTGTTTAGGAACTAAGTATCTTTGTTTTTTTCTAGCAATCATATGTTGTATAAACAAGGATATATTATTCTCAACAATAGTCCAAGCATTATACCATTCAATTATTAATTCTAATCTTTCATGTGTTCTATTAATGTCATCAAATCTACCACACCAAGCAGCTACTATTTTATCTTTTTCTATAAATTGTTCTACATCACCGCCTGATAAAGTTCTTGTTACTTCTATTGCATTTTTATAAACAAAAATACTACACAATGAATCTGATGTAGTTGTCTTACCTTCTGACACAGGGTCAATAGAAGCATAGTATGCTCCAAAATCAGGTTTCTTTTTTGCTGGTCTTTCCCAAACTACAATAGTACCTGTTTTATCAGTTTGTTTTTTGTTAACAGGAAATTGAGATATAGGTAGTTTGCTTGTTCTAGATGCAATAACACCTGTCTCATCTCTATCTAGTTTTATTAATTCATATGGATATTCTTTTTCTTCTATTTTTTTTATTTGTTTACTTAATATACCTTGTGGAAAAATTGATTCTTTTCTATAAGCAAATGCCTCTGCAATATTTAATGGCTTTTGAGATATTCTTAATTGGAATTGTTCACCATTTAATTCATTCTTCCATCTTTCTCTTTCCATCTTAATTGCTTTGATAGCTTCCTCTATTTGAGAATTACCATAATCATCAATATAAGGTGGCATAGACCACTGTTCAGGTATAAACAACCCTGCCATACCAATAGTACCATCAGCATCCATTAGATTAGTTTCTACTGCATATATATCATTAGCACCAGGATTCAGTATCATATCCTTTAAAGGATTACACTGTTCTAAATCACCTACAGATCCTGCTGCTATAAATTGTCCAGTTGTCATCATACCTGAAGACATAGCAGGACGCAGATACTCATATGTCTGCATCATGTTTTTTGCAATACCTGCTTCCTCATGAAAGAAGTAAGTACATGGACCCCCTACCCCTGTAGTAGCATTCTTTTCAAAAGAAGCACCTTGTATTTTAGATTTGAGCCCTCTGGATGTTTTTCTATTGTTTATTTTTACTTCAATCTGTTGTTGCCATAATAATACCTTTTCTGGATTACTTGGCCTATACCATGCAGTATGCTCATTTAAAAAAGTTTTATATTCTTCAAGAAATTTCCATGAACCTTTATCATTTATATAATCTTTAAGTGATGCTCCTACTTTGCATATAGATCCTTCTTCAAACCAGTATTGGTTTATAATTTTACCCATATGAAAATATGATGAAGCTATCTGTCTTTTTTTAAGTATAGCAACATGTTGATTATTTAGTTCTGCAATGATTTCATATAATGCCATGTGATATTGAGCATCTCTTACTTTTGCAAAACCATAACGCTTTTCTTCTTTATCAAAAATAGGAAGGAAATTAAGCCACATATAATAGTCCCTAGTTAGGTACCATTCTTTATTGCCATCTTTGTAGATTACACCTGTTCTACATTTATTTTTTTGATCATTCCAATATGCATTAAAATCTTTAGATCTAAAAGGTGCACTACAATAATTACCCTGATCATTAAATATTCTAGCTTGCTCATTAAATTTTAAAGCCATCTTGGTAAAATTATACTCACCAGGTTCTTTAAAAATAAGCTCTAGATATTCTTGAAAATCAGCATCAGTTTGAAATTCTTTTGTACCCCATTTACCATCATATATAGGAATAATTCTACTCATCATATCTTATAATTGCATAGACATCTCCTAATTGCAATAATAAGTGTTCTTCCCCATTATGTTGCATTGGTGTTGGCATAGCATGATCTGCATATTGCACTGTATCACCAATTTGTATTGACGTTACTTCATCTCCTCTTCCTACAACTGTACCTTGAAAAGTTTGCTTGGAAAATTGTTCAGGTAAATATAAACCTGATGCAGTTTTAGTCTCTGGTTTTATTTCTTTAATTAACAATTTCATTCCTACTGGTACTACTGTTTGATTTCTCATCTTTTTATTTGGTTTTTTATAATTAAACTTTGTTTACATTTGGTCATAAGCAAGACCTGCACCACCACGTACTGAGCTTTCTTGTTCATTTCTCATATCAGTAAAAGCTCCTTTATATGATTGTCTGATATTTTCAAACTTAGCAGCTGCATTAATCATAGAGTTCATATTACCATCTCTACCATGTTCTATGGGTGTTACCTCCATATACTTAGCAAGTCTGTCTAACATAGCCTTAATACCTACATAAGCCCTAAAAGTAGGTGTCTCATACATTTTTTTACACATGTCTATTCCATACCTAATCTTTGGATCTTCTGGTGACTCTTCTAAACCAATCTCTTCAATTATTATATCTTCCTTTTCATGTTCTGGTAAATTAAAAAAAGGATTTAAATCAGGATTAGGACAAGTCATATAAAATAAATACTGATATATCTGCATATGTGTATCAGGGTATTCATCCATAATACCTTTTAAAAATGGAAGGGAATAACAGTGTTCTGTTAATATTAGTTTACTATTCTGTATATCAAATAATTTTACTATCATAAGCTTTTATTAAGATGGACAATTAGCACAGCCGTCAGTACATAAATCATTACAATCTCTAGCGTTTAGTATTGCAACTAAAGAATTATAACTGTTTACTACATGTAATCCAAAACTTGACTGATCTACATTAAATGCATTTTTCATTATTAATGTACACACAGGTAAATAAACATTATCATATGGATCAAACTTTCTTGATACACCAACTATTTCATTAACATCAATATATATTGGTGTTTGTTTATTATAAGTTAGTTTAGTTGGTGATCCAGTATCAGGATCATAATCAACTAGTATCTCACATTTAGTAAGGGTTCTATAGTCAGGTTTAAAAATTGGAATTCTAGGCATAGTATTTATTTATTTAAGTTATCTTTTAACCACATCACTAATGAGTTAACCTCATCCTTTAAATATGGTAATTCATATATTTTTATATCTTCTAATACTGGCTCACCATTGACATGTTCATTAATTGGGTAGCCATTTGTATCAGTACCTACTTGTTTAAATTTAACATGTTGTATAGTAAGTTTACCAATCTTTAGTTTAGGGTTATGCTTTTTAATAATATACGCATAAATACTGAGCTGTAGGTTATAATGATTCAAATTACAGTCATCTAAATGGTTTACAGGCCTAAACATCTTGTTTGTGATTCCTTCCCAATTAGTAAATCCTTTTTCTTTTATTTCTTTATTAGTTTTATAATCATTTATATTTATATAACCATTTACTACTTCTACTACGTCAGCTTGTCCACATACCCCAATTGATTTTAAATATACTAAATGCTCAGGATACACTCCTTCAGATAGTTTCTGAACAGGTGCTAACTTAACACCAGTTTCATTTACTATTGGTTTAACAATAGGTACTTCAACACCATGGCGTTCTATGGTTTTAAAGTCTAACATATCTGCTTCTCTTTGATTGTGGTAAAAATTACCTAAAGTAATTGCTCTATTTGTTTCACCATCCCAAGCAGCAATAATTTCTTTAGGGGTCATACCATACCACTTAGATCTTTTGTTCTTTGAAGACTTAACAGCTTGACCATCTCTATCAAACTTAGGTTTAAACTTACCTATAAATGATGTTACACTAAGCCAAGTAATGTTAGCATCATCTATACTTTCATATAAGTGTCCTTCTTCTTTAAATGAAATAGCCATCAGTCTAGAGTTGTATTAGCAGTCCACATATTTCCATATAGTGGTATATCTTGTTTAGATGGAGCTACTATATTATAAACTACAGTGGTTGGCTTCTCACTTAGTAAAGTTATAGCTTCTTCAGCAGTAATTTGTTCTTCTGCTAATAGTTCACCTACAATTTGTGCTTTGGTTAATTTTTCAGTCATTTTTTTCTATTTGTTTAATTAATAATTCTTCTGTTTCTTCTGGCATTAATGCACTCCAATATCCTTTTGGACATTCACTTGACAATGATCTAACTTTAAAAGCTAAACTACATCCACAATCTGAACAGCAAGGTTGTGTACCAGGAGCTAAACAATCATCCCCTTTAGCATCAAACAAAGAACACTTGATACATATCTGAAATCTATCAGTAGCAACTGCTTCAATATGTTCTTTTTTAAATGTATTATTTTTAATGCCTTCAGCAATTTTATCTATATTTTTAAATACATCTAAATATTTTGACCATTTACTTTTCACTTCTAAATTTTTTCTTTTTAATAATATCAAGTTCCATTTGCTTCATTGCTTTTTCCATTTGAACAATATTAGTTTGTATATCCTCACTTTTAGCAAATCCTACATATGTTCTTTTAGCTAGGTTACCCAATATACTTTTATTCTTTTTTATTGCTTTATCTAACTTACCTTTTCTTAAATAAAAAGTACCTAACCCATCTACATTTATTCTAGGAAATACTAAGCTAGATAAATTACTTCTTACTTTAGCATAGTAAAAAGCAATAAAATCATCAACTACTGATTGATGTACACCTACTTTATCAGCTAGGTCTTTCCTAAATTCCTTATGACTCTTTGGATTCACGCCCAAGTACTTTATAATCCAATAATACTACGCCTTCAGTCTGTACATTAATATCTTTATTAAGCATAATTGTTTTTTTATTATTGCCTTCTTTAAATAATAATTCCTTTTTTTCTGCTTTAGTTATAGCATTTCTTGCTGATTGAGGACTTTTAAAAATTTGCTTTTCTACTAAACTCTTACAAAATTTAGTTAACTCAATTTTACCAGTCTTTGCTAATTCAGTTAAAAATTTTAAATCAGAATTACTTATTAATATATCTTTAAAGAAACAATAAGTTATTATTTGATACTTCATTGTAATATCTAAAGAAGTCTGTAATTTAAGCTCTACTTTTTGTACTATTGCCATATTATAAACTCATTATCATATCTACAAAATCAGGATGAGGATAACAGTCCATTTTTCCTTTCCTAACGTTAGTATGTGTTAATAACCCTTTTACTTTACCATAGAATGCATCATCTTGAAAATCAAAACCTTTTGTTGGACCATGTTTTTTAATAAACTGTTTTAATCCTAGTCTAATATCTATTTCATCTCTTTCCCCCACCCATCTAATCCATTTTTCTGTTTCTTTGATTTGTTTTTCACTGTAAGCATGCCAATAAAGTTTACCTTTAAAAGCTTCATCTAAAGCAACTACTTGTTCTTCCTGACATTTAGATTTGACATATGTTTTATAGTCACTATCTAAATAACCCATGTTACATAATTCAATTCCTACAGAATGACGGTTCATATATCCTGATCCTGTTCTACCTAAATGCCAACCTTGTGCTCCCTTTGGGAAAGCTTGTAGCATAACACCATCATGGTCATCATTACCATTTCTATGATTAACCCCACCCAATACAAATTCAGTGGCTATTCTCCCCCTAGTATCTCTACCCCAATGATCAATACATCTATAAGGATTAGAATTACCAGCAGTATGATGTAAAAAAATATATTCATTTTGTATTGGTCCTTTTAAATACTCACCTTTAGGTAGGTAATACTTATGAATTACTTGATCATATGATGTAGTAAAATATTGTTTATTAATATCTGTATCTTCATCAATTGTTGCATCTAGATTTAAATTCTCTACATTAAGTAAAATAACCCAACAGTCACTATCAACTATACCTGTTACAGGTAACTCCATAGTTAATTGAAATCTTTCAACATGTTTTTCTGTAATTGGTCCAAAGTGTCCATCTACAAGTATACCCAATTTAGTTTGTAGTGTTTTTACTTCTGAACCTCTATCTCCTAACTTCAGCTGCCTCATATCTATTCTGGATTAACAGCTTGAGCCATTGCTTCTTGAAAAGCTTTACCTTCTTCAGAGTTTGGGTCAACTCCTCCTTCTTTTTGTGTAGCATATTGTTGAGCCATGAACATTTGTGCTTGCATACGCTCAGCTCTTGACTTTTCAATTTGAGCCAATAACATTTCATAATCAGCTTGTATCTCAAGATGAGGAATGTTATCCTTGTAAAATTCAGTGATTTCTTCTCTACGTTTGTTCATCTCCTCTTTACTCATTTGAGGATCCTTTTCATTGAGTGGAGCTGTGTTGGTTTTTTTTGACATCTTCTAATATTTTAAATTAATATTAGCAAAGATATACAAAATTAGTTTAAATAAAAAAAGTTTATTGAATTATTTCAGAAACCTTATTACGTATAAATATATCTATTACGCTTTTAAGCTCTGTATAACTACGGAATTTTAAAGACTGACATGGTGTAGTTACATACCAAGATCCGTCTATCTCTGCTTCATTGTTATCCCCAGACAAAAAGGTTAACTGTCCAAAAGATCTTTCATAATAAAATACATTATCAGGAAGATCTAAATCTAGTATACTGTATGGACTTATTTTTTTAAATCCTAATTTAATTAAGTCTGCCTGTTTCATAACTCATTACCATTTTACTTTATCTGCCCAATAAGCAGCACTCATTTTACCTTTCTTAATGTTCTTACCGTGTCTAGCTTTGAAAGATTTTCTTTTAGCTTTCATTTTTGCAGATTCACCAGATTTAGGTTTACCAGCTGTACTAGCACCTTGCTCACCAAATCTAATGGTTTTTACTTTATCACCCACCTTAGCCACAACTACGTGTGATTTTTTAGGGTGAGAAGGAGTTCTCTTAGGTTTGTTAAACCCAGATACTCCTGCTCTTGCTAGTCTACTATCTTTCTTCTTTGCCATTACTATTGTTTGATCATTACTATACCTGCTACATTTAATGGTGCAGCTCCTGTACCGTCTGTTTGAAATACACTACCAGCTTGAACTCCAGCAGCCCCTGCTGTTGCATCATCTTTATGAGCTGATACACCTATTCCTGATATAGCATTTAATTTCTGATCAGTAAATTTTTTTAACTGACTTAGTGTAACTAATTCTGTTTGTAACTTAGGTTGAGGTTTTAATCTCTCTTGTGGGTTAGGATACCTAGCTACTGTAATATAATTATCCGCTTTAGGGGTAACTGTACCTTTTTGTTTTAACATGCCCATCATGTCTTGTAGTATTGTACTCATTTTTTTATTTTTAAATTAACGTTTTTTTCCTTTGTGTAACCCATGTTTAGCATGTTGTTTACCTTTTTTTGTTGCGGCTCTTTTCTTTTTATTAGCTGCAGCTAGTTTAGCTTTACCTTTTTTAGTACTCTTTAACTTAGCAATAGTCTTTTTTGGAGCATATACTTCACCTGTCTCAGAACTTTTCTTTCCTGATGCAGTTGTCCACTTCTGTTTAGTCCATCTAGTAAGACTTTTTTGCTGTTTAGTCTTAGCCATTACTTCTTTGCTTTTAGTTTAGCTGTTTTAGATAAGTCTTTGAAATGAACTAAAGGCTTACTAGTCTTAGTATGCTTCTTACCAGTATGTAATTTACCATTGGCCATTTTGTGCATACCACCTTTCCATTCAGTTCCGTTTTTTAAATAGTGTTTTACTCCTTTCATTATTTCTTTGTTTTATAACCTCCACCATTAGCTTTATAACGTTTAGCTAACATTTGTGCTTTACGTGCTGACCATTGTCCTGGTGCTCCACCCTTACCACCTGCTTTGATTGAATTAAATAATCTTTTACGCATTCCAGGTTTTGTATAATTCCCAGAACTATTTACGGTACTTTTTTTCTTTTTCTTAACGGCCATTCTTTTTATTTTTAGCTACAGTATGACTAAATTCTTTTTGTCCACCTCTTACACGGGGTGCCTGATTAATAAAGTAATTAAATGGATTAGCAGTCTGCTGTACCTTTTTATCCAAAATAAAATTTATTCTTCTATCATTAGTTGCCATACTTTTCCTTTAACATTTTATTTAATACTCCACATTTTTCATATTCTTCTGTCTCTATGTAATATGCAATCATATTTTCTAACTCTTCTTCTCTGGGTCCATGTTGTGGATCATACGGTAAAATTAACTCTACGCCATTATCAAATTGATTCTGCATCATATTTTCAAATGTAGTTTGGCCGGACAATACTTTCCAGGCATTACTATAAGCTGTCTGTAATAGCACTGCATCAAGCTGCATTTGTTCTATTTCACTCAGTCCATTTGTCTCATCACCTGAGTCATCATCCCAATTTCCCATAGTATATATTTAGTTAGTAACTCTTCTATAAGAACAATATAGTCATTTTTTAGATTTTATAAAAGTGTTCACTCAACTAATGTTGTCTCACCGGATATAAAAAAATTTTTTCCCCCACCAAAAAGTTGTGTGTTTTGCATGCTTGAGATGTACTATGGTTCTGCTCCCCAGCTATATATTGAGGCAGGGATACCCCCGTAAGTAATCCTCAATAACTTAATTAAATATTTATAATTATGAGTGTATTCTTTAGAAAACTAAGAATCAATGAGAACACAGGAACTGCTACAATCATTGTAACAGACAAGCCTATCTCAAGTACAAAGAGAGAGATTGCAGGAATGCAGACTGCTCTAAGAACAAGTAGTAATGTAACCTTTGGAGTTCTAAGTCTTATAGACCCTGAAACAAACAAAGTAATGGGTGCTAAACATCCAACTATTAAAGCATTGCAAACAAAACTAAATCAAGGTGATGAAATGCCAGGATTCCAGTTGAGTGATAATGCAGTAGTAGACTTAAACACAGGTGAAGAAACCAACCTAAGATGGGTTGAAGCATCCAACTAGTTTGAGAACAAAAGCAATCAGGTGTAAAAGCCTGGTTGTTTTTTAATTAAGGGACACATTAGCAGCGTAGTTACTGCCATCTGCTCTACTACTTTACTATAATCTGCTCCCTAACTATGTTTTGTTACTAATAACTAATAAAACTTGGTAATAATTAATTAAATGTGTGTGTAACACTGAATAGGTGGTCTTATATCCACTTATTACCACCTTTTACCACATAATAATTATTACACGTGCTATAAGTATAAATATAGCTAACGTTACAACAAGTGTAGCTATTACACTCAACACTACTACAAGGGTATTATGTTTGTCTTCCTCTATAGGATAATAGACATAGTACCCGGAATATCCTTAATCAGAATAAATATATAAAAACCAAAATTATGAAACAATTACTATTAGGTATAGGCCTTATCCTATCATTGTCTTCTTGTGTCAAAGAAGAGTTAGAACCAACATGCAATTTATTTGAGCTAAACCCAAATGATACTATCACTATGTACTTTGAAAGACAAGAGTCTAATGGTACATTTAGATCACATGCTTGGTCACAAGATAATTATCAGGTATATCTTGATATATACATGGCTACTACACCACCACCACACTCTATGAATGGATGGTTGTCTTGGTCATTTGATTCAGCTAATAGTAATCCAGACTATTATATATTCAGTAATGGACAGTATCTTATTAACCCAAGCGGTTGGGAAGATGACTACTATTACATAACAATACCAATTTCAGATGTCATCAATAGTGGTGACACAATCATTCAACTTTAAATAAATTATTATGAAAAATGCATTCAAAATCTTTATCAAGACAATATTTGTCTTCGTACTACCAATCATCACAACAATTAGTGTTGTTTATTTTCTAAGTGGTGACTCTGTCTATGTACAGAGTTATCTCACTTGGATTATGTTAATCTCATTAGTATTAATTAGCTATCTTAATGCTGTGTTTTATCACACCTTCATGTCTAAAACAAAAATACTTCCGTCTATATCAGGATCATTTGTGCCAGGTATAGCAATAGGTATAATAGTAGATACACATCACAAAGGTTATAAGATATTAGTTATATTACCGTTCTATTCAATAGAGTTAGGAAGATAAAAAGTCTCATGAGTGGGGTACTAACAACACCAGTATTATTATAGTTAGTAATACTAGTGTAGTTAGGCCTTGTTAATATTATACTATACAGGTGGGTTCGTTTTCATAATAACTTGTTTGCTCACCTGTTAGTATAATTAAAAAAAAAATAAAATGTCAGATACATATTCAATCAATAAAGAAATAATTCATAATCTATTTAAAAACATACTATCACAGTCTAGTTTTAAACAGAAACAAAATTATGAAAGCACTCTTAGTATACTATTAAGAGAATTAAGTGATACACAGATAGAGATTATTACAACTCTATTACTTAAAGAAGAAGAATATCAGCCTGTAAAGGTTGGTGATTATGTTAAAATGGAAGTACCAAAATACCACAAGGGTTCAGAGTATGAAGAAGATGTCATGATTGACATGGGTCTTATGCGTGAAGAAGAGCTTGGTATATGTTATGCTGAAGTTTTAGATGATTCATCTTGGAGTAGTACTGAGGAGTTTAATCCTTTTTACTCTTCATTAAAAGTAAACCTGTTATATCATGATAAAGAAAAGAATTTAAAGTTTCATGAGACAACCATTAATCCTATGGCAATCAAAAAGATTAGTAAAGGTCACATTAGATACTTTAAATCATTAAAAAACATCACTAAAACCAAGAAAGATGCCTAAAATTAATTTAGAAATTATAAAGGATGAGTATAACCTTTATAAAAAAGGAGGTAAACCAACTGGTTTTGGTGAATATATGAATACTAAATATAGTCTTACTGATATAGATCTTGTAAAAGAGATAGATAACAACATGGCTATGTTGAGAATACTAAAGGATTATGTCATGGATAAAGAATAGTAAAAGATTTGGTATAGTTAAATACCAAGTCATGACAGATCCAGCTGTATCAGTATCAGCTAAGGCATTATATGCCGTTTTATGTTGTTATGCAAATAAAGAGAGAGAATGTTGGCCATCTATTAGTAGATTAGCTGATGAACTTGACTCAGGTCAATCTAGTGTAAATAGATGGATAAAAGAGCTAAAACAACATAAATATATTAAAAGAGTAGGCAGAAAGTTAACAATAAAATAAGACGTTAGCTATATGTATGCTTTTTATTTTCAGAATTAATTAAAATACATTTAATTAGACTGACTGAATGCAAGTTATATTATTATCTTTACCTCAATAAAATAAAGATGATATTACAGCTTCCAAACGGCAGAATTATTGAGTGTTCATTAGAACAATACCTTTCATTGACAGATGAAGAGTATCAGGATCTTAATGGTTTGAGTTCTGTATATACTAAGGAAGTGGGTGACCCGTTTTATAATAGGTTTGCTAGACACACTAAAGCACCAGTTCAAGAAGATGCAATAGAGCATATTGAAGAACATGAACCAGCTTTAGATGAACTAACAGCTTATGAAAAACTAGATGACCCATATTTTCATTCAGATGATTGCTAAATCATCAATCAATTATTTTATTAATCCATAAACAATTTAAAAATGCAAAATCAAGTAAACATCATTGCTGATGACATGGGAAATGTTATCCGCCAGTCAAACACTAATTCAGAATTTGGCTATGTAAGGCTACAACAGAAAAGAGTAACCTTTGGTACTAACAGTAGCTTTGTTAAAAGTTCTAACCTATCTACGTTAATACATGGTAAGTTAGAAGACTTACAAGAAATGAATTGGAAAGCTGATCAAAAATTAGCTGGTAAAATCCAAGTTAGAGAACAATTAGAGCCATTTAGTTCTAATGATCCTGACAGAGACTATAAATATGCAGGTGATACAGGTATCATATGCTGTGTAGATGGTCAACCAATTTATAGAAAGACGTTCTTTACACCAGATGTAAATGCTGGAGATGTATTATTGACGCACACTAATGGTGCTGATATAAGAGAAGCTAATGGTTCTACTAGTATATTAAATGCTAATAGTGCTAAGCCTACATCAGCTCAAGCTTTTGGAATTAACGTTGATGAGAAAGAAGAAGTTAGTAATGAAGTAGTAGAAGAAGAAACAGAAGAAGTTCTAGAAGAGGCAGAGACCTTTGAACTTTAATAAAGATTTCTAAAGAATGCATAAAGGTTAACCCATCAGAGGGTTATTAAATGTGAATCTATTTGTGATCACAGCCTTTGTTCATTTTTATACTACTAAAACATTAACTAATTTCTTAAATAAACACACTATGCTATCTCATGAACAAATTTCAAAACTAAAATTAAATGAACAACAATTAATCTTAAGCAAACGCATTGAGCGTTATCAATACTTGGGTATACTGGAAGAATATCAGTTACACCCACCATCACTAATTAACTCCTTTGAATATAGTAAGTTAAATCCATACCAACACTTTTTGTTTAAACGTGTATTACATGGTCTTAATGTATATAAACCTGAAGAAGTTAAAAAGTTACATTGGGACAAAAGAAGACGCATTTCTAAAGTTTGGAAGCGTGGGCAAAGAGAAATCAATGCTTGGAAACAAACACTTTGTAATAAGAAAATAAATTCTTATCTTAGGGAAACGTTTAAACACTCTCCATTAGCACAGTATATAGCAAGTATACCAGCTGAAGAGACATTAGATGACTATCATAATACTATGACTTTTAAAGACTTAGGTATAAATTATGAAGATGTGATTCTAAAATTTATGTCTCTAGGTTTGTTACCTAATAATTTCTTTACAATTAAACCAAATGAGTATCAAAAAAGTCTCAAGTAAAATGTCAAAATTAAATGCTGCTTATAGCAAATTGCGTAAGCAGTATTTAACAGACAAACCCATCTGTCATGCTAAAATACATAACTGTAGTTTACATGCCACAGATGTACATCACAAACATGGCCGTGGAGTGTATCATTTAGATACTACTACATGGTTATCTGTTTGTAGAAACTGTCATATGTGGATAGAAGAACATCCAGCTGAATCTTATGAATTAGGATTCTCAGGCTCAAGATCATAGTAATATGGTCTCATAGCTCAACTGGATAGAGCAACAGCCTTCTAAGCTGTAGGTTCTAGGTTCAAATCCTAGTGAGATCACAAAAAATAATTTATGAATAATAGAGAAACTGTACAGGCAGATGCATTAGCAATTGCTACAAATAATAAAAGATGTGGATTAGGTATATCTATGGGTGTTGGTAAAACAAGAATTGCTATAAAGCACCTTATGATTAACTTTAATCCTTTAATAGAAGCCTTGGTAGTGATACCAAAACACTCAGTAGCCCAGTCATGGATTGATGAGTTAGGTAAGATGAATTTAGAAAAGTTAACAAAACATATAACATTTACTACATATCTATCATTAAAGAAACATAATCCAAATGATTATGATATAGTATACTTAGATGAATGTCACTCACTTAAATATTCACATGAGTTATTTTTAGGACCTTACGTTGGTAAAATCTTAGGATTAACAGGTACACCACCAAAGAATAAAACAACTGAGAAAGGTATGTTAGTACAAAAGTACTGTCCTATTAAATATGAATTTAGTGTTGATGAAGCAACTGACTCAAATATATTAAATGATTATCAAATAGTAATACATGAATTAGAGCTATCAAAAGTACCTGCTTTAAAAAAGAAAAATAAAGCCGGTGGCCATTGGTGGACAACAGAAGAAAAAGATTATAACTATGTCACGTCTAGATTAGCAGAAGCACAATCACAACAGCAAATACAATTTGCAAGAATTATGAGAATGCGTGCTTTGATGGACTATACAAGTAAAGAGAGCTATGTAAAGAGTATACTAAAGAATATAAATACACAGTGTATTGTATTTGCAAATACTCAAAAACAAGCAGACAGAATATGTAAGCATAGTTATCATTCTGGAAATCCAAAATCAGAGGATAACCTTGAGTTGTTCTCTGATGGTAGGATTAATCATTTATCCTGTGTGTTACAGTTATCAGAGGGTGTTACAATACCTAATTTAAAACAAGGTATTATTATGCATGCATATGGTAATGAAAAGAAAACTGCTCAAAGAATAGGTAGATTACTTAGACTTAATCCATCTGAGACAGCAGTATGTCACATACTATGTTATAAAGGAACCCAAGATGTAAAGTGGGTAGAAGCTGCTATTAGTAGTTTTGATAAAAATAAAATAAAACGTTATAATCCACTTAAAAGATAAAATTATGGGAAAAATGAAAGAAATATTTATGGAACAAATGGAAAAAGAATACCATGGAAGCCATGAAGCAATGATAGCTGATATGGCTAGACAAACATGTGAAGAATTCATAAAAGATGAGGCAAACATGTGTCCTAATTGTTATAATGCATCATTAGAACGTAATGAAACAGAAGCAAGGTGTGTACATTGTGGACAAGAATTTATATTTGTTGGTGAAGCACTTAGATACAAATGACTTTTGACTACAAGCATAATGATATAACAATAGAGTTTCATTATGATTATGAACCAGGAGAACCAGAAGTACATACGTACTCTAATGGTGATCCAGGTCATCCTGGCTCAGGACCTGTTGTGTCAATACACAAAGCTATGCTAGTGCTAGCAGACATACATGATCATAAAGTTACTGTGGATATAAGCCCATTATTAACTGAAATGTATGATTTAGACCTAGATAGAGTAGAAGAAGATATAATAGAAGAACATTTAAATAATAGTTATGAATAAAAAAGTAAGACAATACAGAAGTAATCAAGGACGCAGTCCTGAAAAAATGGAAAAAATATATAAAGGTTGCTTTGCACTGATATGTGCAGGCTTTGTATTATTTATAGTTACTTTAGCTTGTAAGATTATATTATGAAAGATCAGCTATTTGTACAAGCCACAATAAAGGAAGGTAAATTACACTTCCCTATAAAAGCCTTTGAAACTAAGTATAATAAGTTTCTTAAAGATATGCCGGAGGGTGCACGTATAGAATTATTTATAGGTGTACAAGATGGTAAAGGTAGCAACCCACAATTAGCAAGGGTACATGCAATGATAAGAGAGATAGCAAATGAAATAGGCTATACATTTGAAGAAGCAAAACTACAAGTTAAGCGTAAAGCTGGCCTATGTTTTGTTAAAAATGGTGTAGAGCACTGTAAATCTTTTGGTAAATGTGATAAAGAAGAACTCAATTTAGCTATACAAGCTTGTATTGAGATAGGAGATTTTAGTGGTATGCAACTTAGATAGTTATCTTACTATCTTTAATTGATCAGCTATATCTTCTACTTTCTTTTGTAGATCAGGGTCTATTTTACCTGAAGCAACTTGTTGAGCTAAATTTTGAATTTCAGCATCATCATACTCTACTTCAACTTCTTTAGCTAGACCTTGTTGTTGAGCTTCATATTTCATTAGCTGAACCAAAGAAAATAATACATAGAGATCAGACTGCCATTCATCAAACCTGATGCCTGGATCACCATCTCTTTCTATATTATGAACTACTAGTTTGTTAAATTCATTTATAGTTTCTGGTAATCTTAACTGATCTTCTTCAGATGACCTTAAAATAAATTTACTAGTAATACGCTGCAGTGCATCAATATAAGATGTATGAACTTTTAGGTTTTCAATCAATTTAGTTTGATCATATTGCCAGACAGTTCTTTTATCATCAGATCTGCTTTGTATATTTTTTTCTTCAGCCATAATAAATTATTTAATAACACAAAGATATGGAAAATATTGAAATAAACATAATAAAACTCAGGGAAACACTGAATGCTAACCTGATAGAGAGTGATTGGCATAATATGTTATCACCATATATAAACGGTCTTAACTTTGATATAATTGTTGACAATCTTGTAAAAGATGTGAATGAGGGTAGAAGATTTACACCAAGATTTAAAGACATTTTTAATGCGTTCTATGAATGTCCTTATGGGGATACTAAAGTTGTAATAGTTGGTCAAGACCCTTATCCTCAATTAGGAGTTGCTGACGGAATAGCATTTAGTTGTAGTAGAAAAGGTAAAGCAGAAAAATCCCTGCAGTATATTAATAAAGCATTAGGAACTGATCATGTAGATCTTAGATGCTGGTCTAATCAAGGCGTACTTATGATTAATACAGCATTTACTTGTGAGATAAACAAAATAGGCTCACACTATGGTAGATGGAAAAGCTTTACTGAATACTTATTTGAAAATATAAATAGACATAAGTCTAAAACTATATTTATACTGATGGGTAAGAAAGCAGAAGAATGGCAAACTTTATTGCCAGACTGTATAATCCTTAAATGTCCACACCCAGCATCAGCTGCTTATAGAGGTGGTGAATGGGATTGTAAAGACGTATTTAATAAAACTAATGAAGAACTAACTAAACAAGGTAAAAGTTGTATAGATTGGTAAAATTTGTTATATTTGTAAACACTAAAGATTAATAATAAATGACTGATAATCAGGAAGTTACACAAGCAAGTCAGGATAAAAAGATACAAAAGTTCAAGAAGAAGTTTTTTAAGGAATATGGGGTTCATCTCTATATATACTCCTCTGGAGAACCAGATTATAGAATAGATCTGAAAACCTTAGAAGAATGTACTCTAGTAGCTTTAAAAAAAAGTTATCCTCAGTATAATTACATGGAGCATTTAAGATATAGAAATAGAGAAAAAGCATACATAATTCATTGTCATGTGATGTCATACTTAGCACACAATGAAGGGTATACTAAATCTTCAATAGCTAAATTCTTATTAAAAAATCATGCTACTGTAATTAATTCATGTAAACAAATTGATAATGCTATGTTTACAAAAGATAAATTAATATTAACTGCACTAAATAACATTTTAAAAGAAATAGAAACTTATGTGGGAACTGTTCCAAAAAATTTTGAAAGCCAACTTAACCCCAAACCAAGCGTTGATCCTATTTGGGATAAAGCAAGGAATTTCATTAAAGCAAACAACCAATAAAGAAAAGTATGAGTTGGTACTAAATGGTTATCTAGAAAAAAAAGATGACCAATATATAATGACACAAGAAGCTAAGCTTATTTGTATCAAGCTTGATAACTATTTTGTTAAAGCTAAAAAGAAAACAGATATACAACTGATGGGTAAAAACTTTGTAGATAAGATAAATAACTATAGAGAAATATTTCCTGCTAAAAAATTACCAAGTGGTAAACCTGCAAGAAACAATGTTAAAGCACTAGGAGAAGCATTTAGATGGTTCTTTGAAACTTATGACTATACCTGGGATGATGTAATAAAAGCTACTAAGATGTATGTTAATGAGTATAGAGATGCTCAGTATATGTATATGCAAACCAGCCAATATTTTATCTGCAAACAAGATAAGCATAGAGTAAAGCACTCTACATTAGCAGACTACTGTGATATGATACTAGAAGGTGTCAGTACAGAGGATGATCACTTTAAAGAAAACGTAGTATGAAGAAAACATCAGAAGCATGGGTTGGGCAATATGCAGCTTTCAATGAAGCTCTTAAATATATGTTTAAGAGATCAACTGGAGAAGAGAAGTCTATATATACACCTTGGCCTAAATTTAATGATGCTGCTACTGATGGTATAGAGTGGAATACACTAACTGTAATTGGTGGTAGACCTGGTTCAGGTAAAACATTGATTAAAGATCAAATTATTAGAGAGTCTTTTGCTCTTAATCCTAATGATAAATTTAGAGTATTAGAATTTCAATTTGAGATGGTTGGTAGAACCTCAGCTATTAGAGAGTTTAGTTCTATTACTGGTAAAACTTATAAAGAACTGTGTAGTGCAGGATCTATACTAAGTAATGATACACTAAACACATGTCATTTATATGCTAAAGAAAGAGTAAAGCATCCGGTTGATATAATTAGTACACCTATGACTGTTAACCAAATGCGTGAACAAATAGATGCCTATATGAATTTACATAAAGGAGTAAATACAATGATAACTCTTGACCATACTATGTTAGTTAAGAGGGCACCATATCAAAATAGCACATTAGACATGTTATTTGAGTTAGGTGAGTTCTTTACACAGTGTAAGAGAGATTATCCTTGTTTGTTTATTGCTTTGTCACAACTTAATAGGAATATAGATAACCCGGATAGGGCTATAGATGGTAAATATGGTAACTATATACTTGAGTCAGATATATTTGGCTCAGATGCAATGCTACAACATGCAGATATGTTAATAGGTATCAACAGGCCAGCTAAACAAAAGATTAGGTTTTATGGACCTGATAGATATATAATAGAAAATGATAGAACATTAGTACTACACTTCTTAAAAGCAAGAAATGGTGATGCACGTATGTCATTCTTTAAAGCAAAGTTTGAACAAATGCAGATAGAAGAAATGGCTACACCTGGCCAGCAACCAAGAAGATGATAAACACAAAAAAAATAAATATTGAAATTATGGGATTAACACCTGCAGAACGCAAAAGTAAAGTTAAAAAATTAAGAGAAGAGCATGAAGATTACTTTCAGAAAGAAGGTAACTTAAGTGCACTATACATTCCTAAGATGGCATATAGACCAACTGGTAAGGATGAGTTACATGTTAGTTTCTTTCCAAGTGAAATGGAAAAAGAAAAAGATATATATACAGAGTTTGTAAGTATTGATTATGAAAGTGAAGATCCTAAGAGAACTTTATACTTACATAAATACAATCCACATTGGAAAGCAGAGTATGAATTAATCACAAGCAACTCTGGATTTCAAAGACATTTAATTCCAGTAGGTGAATTAAAAGTTGTAAGTGATGTAACTAATAGGTTGGGTGGTATGAAAGTATCAGACCCAGTAAAGGTCCAAACTATATTTGATTTACCTAATCCTGATGACAAGGTTGAGAACCCTGTTGCAGAAGCTTTAAAAGAGTTAAATGAAACACTCAAAACAATTAGAAATATTATGCAAAAATTAAGTAACTAACTATGGCACAAAGTATATTAGTAATAGCAGATTCAGGTACAGGAAAGTCTACCTCAATCAGAACATTAGACCCTAAAGAGACTTTCATTATAAATATTGCAAATAAACCTTTACCTTTTAAAGGCTATAAGAGTAAGTATACTCAGATTAGTAAAGAAAACCCAAAAGGTAATTTAACATCAGCAGCATCAGCTCCTGGTATTATTAAGGCAATGAAGCATGTTAATGATAAAATGACAGACATCAAAACTATTGTTGTAGATGACTGGCAGTATATGAGTTCTTTTGAATACTTTGATAGAGCTAATGAGAAAGGTTATGATAAGTTTACTCAGATTGCAGCAAACTTAGCAATGGTTGCTAAGCTACCTAAAGATTTGAGAGATGATCTAACTGTTATCTTTTTAACTCACTCAGAAGATTCAACTGATATAAATGGAAATAGGAAAATAAAAGCAAAGACTATTGGTAAAATGATTGACAATACTCTTACTTTAGAAGGCCTGTTCTCTATAGTCTTATTTGGTAAAGTAAATAAAAATGATGATGGTGAACTCACTTATGGTTTTGAAACACAAAACTCAGGAGAGAACACATGTAAATCACCTATGGGTATGTTTGAGGATAAGTTTATCCCTAATGACCTAAAATTTGTAAAAGATTGTATTGAAGAATATAATCAATAATTAATAATTAATAAAAAAAAGTAAATTATGTTAAGTACTAAAGACATGTCTGCCGGATCAGGTGGAACTAAACCAGTAATTGGAACAGGTAATCACAAAGTGAAAATCAACTCAATTACATTTGATCAAACACCATATGATGCAGATGCATATAATATTACCCTGCATATAGAAGGTGAACCTGTAACAGGAGAGTTTAATGGTTTCTTAAAAGATATGAATAATCCTAATGGTCCACGTTATGAAGGTCAAGTAGGTAGAGTGAGATTCTCTCCATATCCATTTAAAGATGCTACATTAAATAATGGTAATGAGATCAGCCGTGATACTGAGGTATTGAAAGCAATGGTCTTCTTATCAGAAGTAGTAGGTAAAAGAACTGAGCTAGATGCTATTGAAGCAAATACAATTGAAGACTTTATGGTAAAAGCTGCAACTGTATGTTCAGAAACAGGTTGGATTAATGCATGCTTAGGTGCACGTGAGTGGGAAAACAAAGAAGGTTATGTAAATAATGATTTGTTCTTACCTAAGAGAAGCAGAAACGGAGTGCCATTGGAAGCTTTGGATACTGAAGGTTCTAGCTTGTTAACATTTGACAAAAATGATACTAACCACTTTAGACCTATGGTCCAAAAAGCTCCTACTGTAGCTACTAGCTTTGAGCCAGCAGTAACTAGTGGAGATGACTTTGATTTATAGTTAGTAATTTGAAAAGAGTGGGCTCAGTATAATGCTGGGCCCATTTCTTTTTATTATTTTTGGAATATGTTTAATACTAAAAACTTTGTACTAGAAGGATCTGATATACCAAGTACGTGGGTTTTCCAATACTATCTAAACTTACCTGAAAAATTAACAGGACAAGACTTAAAGATTGTATCTATCTTTAATACCAATGAGAGAACACCAAGCTTTTGCATATATGTTGATAAAACTATTATGCAATATAAGTTTAAAGATTTCTCTACTGGTAAAAGCGGCAATAAGATTGACTTAGTTAAATCAATATTTAACTTTGACTTTCCTACAGCAATGCAGAGGATGGTTAGAGATTACAACGCTTACGTGAGATCATCAGAATATATTGAACAAAAATTTGAACCTCAATCCAAATGGGAAGTAGACCTTATTAAAGATAGGGCCTGGACCGTGGAGGATAAAGATTATTGGTTATCTTTTAGAATTGGTAAAACATTACTAAGTAATTATAATGTAAAGCCTATTGAATACTATAACTTAATAAAAGAACAAGAGGGAGAAATTAAAAAATTGAGAATTGCTAGCAAACATATGTACGGATACTTTGATAAGTATGGTGAAGTATATAAAATCTATCAACCTCATAGTAAGAAGCACAAGTTTCATAAAGTTAAACCTTATTTACAAGGGTTTGACCAGCTGAAATTTGATCAACCATACTTAGTAATATGTTCATCTCTTAAAGATGCTATGTGTTTAAAAGGTATGGGTTATAATTTAGAAGTATTAGCACCAGACAGTGAGAATACTATGATTAAACCTCATATAATTGAGCATCTTAAGAAAAAGTATAAAAAAATAATAACTCTTTTTGATAATGATGATGCAGGCAAAGCAGCTATTAAAAAATATAGTGAGCTTTATAAACTAGATGGTATGGTATGTCCTACAGCTAAAGATATATCTGATGCTATGAAAAATTCTGGTTTTAAATTAGTGCATTTGATGATTCAACCTATATTAAAAAAGATTTTAAATAAATAAATTATGGATTATTTTGAATTAGAATGTGCAGTTGAAAGCTGGGCAGAAGAAAAAGGTATCCTTGATAAAATTCAAGGACCAGATAAAGTAGCTTCACCAATGGCTCAAGCACTGAAGACACTAGAAGAAACAACTGAGCTTATACAAGCTATCAATAGTAATGACCATGCAGAGACCATTGATGCTATAGGTGATATAATGGTCACCTTGATTATTCAGGCTAAGATGCAAAATGTATCTTTAGAATACTGTCTTGAATCAGCTTATAATGTAATCTCAAAACGTACAGGTAAAATGATTAATGGTCAATTTGTAAAAGATAAATAATATGAGAAAAATAAGATGGTGGATACCAGGTAACGTTCCTAGCAGTAAAAATGGTAGGCGTTGGACAGGTAAATACTTTATTGCTAGCAAAGCTGTAATGAATTATAGAAAAGCTACTAAGGATATATATTTAAAATATACTAAGGATTTTAAGCAAGAACTAGAAAAGGTAGAATTACCAGTAAAAATATCTTTTGAATTTATCAGAGGAAGCCGCCATAAGTTTGACTATATAAATCCTGCACAGACAGTGCAAGATGATATGGTTAAGTATGGGTGGATTGAAGATGACAATGCAGAGTTTATAATTCCTGCATTTGAACAATATACTTATGATAAAGAAAATCCAGGTGTGTGGATAGAATTAATAATTAATGAAAAAAAAGAAGATAATATCAATTGATGAATTCTTTAGAATGAAAGAAATGTTTTCTGGATCATTAGAAGACAAAGAACTTGCATTTGAAATATACAACAATCAGTATACAGATAGAAAGATACTTGATCTATTGATGCTAAAAGCATTAATGTTCAGTGACAGAAAAGCTTTTGCTGCTACTATAAAAGTAGATTTTACCGTAGGTAATGGTAAAAAATTATATACATTTTTATCATTGGAACAAGCTGATGATATTTATAAACAAATTTTAGATAAATTAATGGATGATTAATATACAAGATCAGGTTGCAAGAACAACCAAAAGTTTAATATTTACTGAGCCCTTTTACGGGCTCTTTTTAATTGGTATCAATAAAAAGTATAGTGAGAACATTCCCACTGCAGGTGTAAGTAAACACAATATTGGTATACAATTGACTATAAACCCAGAGTTCTATAATGATCTCAGTGAAGACCATAGATTTGGTTTGATAAAACATGAGCTATTACATATAGCTTTTGGACATCTTATTTTAAGGGACCTATATACAGATCATAAGTTATTTAATATAGCTGCAGATTTGGAAATAAACCAGTACATACTGGAAAGCAAACTACCTACGGGTGGGCTGTTATTAAATAGTTTTCCTGAATTAAATCTTCCTACAAAAGCAGGTACCAAAAAGTATTATGAGCTTTTGGAACAGGCAAAAGAGGATGGAACATCTCCTTCATTAGATAATCTTATGAATCAAATGGATGGTACCAGTCAGTACTGTCATGGCACGTGGAATGATTTTGATGAACTGCCTGAAGCAGATAAAAAACTAATGCAAAAACAAATTGAGCATCAGTTAAAAGATTCTGCTGAACAAACAATCAAGAAAATGGGAACTATTCCGGGTGAATTAGCAGACCTTATACATAGACTTACTCATATTGAGCCAGCTAAATTTGATTGGAAAGGTTATTTAAAAAGGTTTGTTGGTAATTCAAGTATAGTATATACTAAGAAGCTCAGACGTAAGTATAACAAACGGTATGCTGCTAATCCAGGCCTTAAAATTAAGTTTAAGAATCATATTCTTGTTGGTGTTGACACAAGTGGGTCTGTAAATAATGATGAATTAAAAGAATTCTTTAATGAGTTAGCACATATGTGCAAAACTGGTCATAAAATTACAGTAGCACAATGTGATACAAAACTTAATAGTGTGAAAGAGTTCAATCCTAAGCATGATTGGGAAATACATGGTAGAGGTGGGACTTCATTCCAACCTGTAATAGACCATTACAATGAAAAGAAAGGAGCTTATACAGCTCTAATATATTTAACAGATGGTGAAGCATATTCTCCTGATGACTGTCCTAAGAACACATTATGGGTTCACAGCAGTGTATCAGAAATAAATGATGAATTACCAGGACAAAAAATCAAATTAAATTAATAAAACAATGGCACAAGTAAATTTAAACGTTACAGAACTAAAAGGATTTGTAAATCACATAATAAAAAATAATAGATTCCTACAAACAGAGGGTAAAAGTCCTGTATCAGTAGAAGTTGTAGGAGAATCAGGTATAGGTAAGACATCTACCATAGTAGAGCTTGCTCAGGATAATAATTTAAAGTTTGTTAAGCTAAACTTAGCACAGATAGAAGAGTTAGGTGACCTTGTTGGTTTCCCTGTACGTCAATTTCAAATGTACAAAGAGAAGACAGTACCGGCTAAAAAATTAGATGATCTAAGTATGGTTACTGCTGCACAAAGAGCTGCAGGTAATAGTTTAGCTAATTTAAATACAACAACTACTAAGAAAATTGGTATGTGGGTTGATGAACTAGCTGTACAAGAGTACCTAAAGAATGGATATAAAATGTCAGGTAAAAATAGAATGTCTTATTGTGCTCCTGAATGGATTGCTGATGCAAAAGAAGGTGGTATATTATTACTAGATGACTGGAACCGTGCTGATACAAGATTTATTCAGGCAGTTATGGAACTGATAGACCGTCAGACTTATATTTCATGGACATTACCAAAAGACTGGCACATAATTTTAACAGCAAACCCTGATAATGGAGATTATATGGTTAACAGTGTAGATAGTGCACAGAAGACTAGATATGTAACCGCTAACCTTAAGTTTGATGTTAATGTATGGGCACAATGGGCAGAGGGTGCAGGAATTGATACTAGATGTATTAACTTCCTATTACTTCACCCAGAGTTAGTAACTCAAGAAACAAATGCAAGATCAATTACAACGTTCTTTAATGCTATATCTAGCTTTGAAAAGTTTGAAGATAGTTTATCATTAATTCAAATGATTGGTGAAGGTAGTGTAGGAGATGAATTTGCTTCTATGTTTACTACATTTATTAATAATAAACTTGATAAACTAGTAACACCTAAAGATTTATTGACTCATGATAATGAATCTTATATTCTTGGTGAACTAAGATCTTGTATTGGACAAGATGATACATACCGTGCAGATATTGCTGCAACCTTAGCAACTAGACTTGGTAATTATTCTGTAGTATATTCTAAAGAAAATACTATAGGGCAAAAGCAAACTGATAGATTAATCTCTCTCTGTACAAAAGATTATTTTACTAATGATCTTAAGTATTTAATTGTGAGAACAATCTTTAACGGAAATAAAAAGAAGTTTAATAAGATGATGATGAATCCAGACATTATCAAAATGACAATGAAATAAAATGGCAAATAAATCAGTATATCAAAACCTTGATCTTGCTGCTTTATCTTACTTTGATTTAGAGAGTGATACCATAAACGGTATCCTCTCTTCTTCAAATGAGATAAATGAAGTGTTATGCACTGAAGATCAAACAACATATGAAAAAATACACAGTATATTAACGGTCCCTACAGAAGATGACCAAACTTTTAGAACTAAAAAGAAAGCTTTTATATTACCTAAGTGTAGTGTATCACAAGATAGATTAAAAGCAGCTCTTAAAGAGCACGGTATTACTGTAACTAATGATTATGAATTAGCAGACTTAATTATAGGTCATGATGAAATAGCACCATATGAGAAGTTAAGTAATGGAGATAACATACCCAGTACTCTTATGATGGCAAAGTTATGGAATTATGAAACTACTAAAGGTAGAAGCACAGCTTGTCATCCTATGGAAATATCAATTTATAACTCAGGTATTCCAACTCTAATAACTGGTAAGTTGACTGACAAAGTAAGATACTATGATTTAGATATAGAAAGTAGTGTATATGATGTGTGGATGATTACAGGTATGGCTTTAAACTTAGCACATCTTATAGATACAACAGACTTAAGTGTAGTTGATCCTGAGACAGTGTTACATAGCTCAGCTAGTAAAATGGTTCTTGATGAACAATTGCTAGCAGATCTTAAAACTCAACTTAATTCTTATAGTGATGATAAAGCTATTGCTCTTAAGATTGTCCCTACTATTGACTATAAAAGAAACTATCATTTATTATGGCAGTTTGCACAAGACTGTAATAGTATAACCTATGCAGATAATAGAGATAAAGATCTTCAGTATTGGTTAGAAGCTTCTGGATTTAAAAAGTTTGAAAGAAAAAGTGCTCAAGATATGATACTATGGTTAGAAGTAAATGATAAGTTATGTAAAACAACTTTTAGATATTTAGAACCTATAGTAAGAAGAGAAATAAGCATACATAATAGAGATCTTTATACATTTCAAGTAGCTGTAAAGAAAGAATATCAACAATATTTAAAAAAACAAGATGATTAGAAAATTCAATTTAAGTATACAAGTAGATGAAAAAACTACTGTAACTAATAACAATAGCATAGTAAATAATAATAAAGTAACCACAAAACTATTGAGTAATGCATTTACTCTAGTAGAAGAAGGTGTATATGTTGGTCAAACTAACAGTTGGCAAATAGAGAAAGAGTTAATAAAAGAAATCTTACCTCCGTCACCAGAAGTAATAGATGTACAAGATAAAAAGCTGTACAGATGGCCACATTTAGATTTACCTAGACAAAAAGTTGATCTATTAAAAGAAAAGTTTAATTGTAAAATAACTAGATCTATAGATAAAGCTGACATAGAGGTAATATCTATTAATACAATGAGAAAGTTAATGGAAACTAATTGGTACCCCTCATATAATTACAGTGGTATGTATGATCTATTAAGCTTTCTTAAAAAGTCTGACTCTCTAACAGCAGATTCTTTATTAAAGTGTAAGGAACTGTTAGAAGGAATACCTAAAGACTCAAGAATACATATTAGTAAATCTTACTTTCATGGGAACTCAGTACATTTACTTGATGCTAATAGAATTATAGGTAATTATATAGAAGCTGAAAGGGATAAACTGAGAGATAATGGTGGTAGAGAAATACTAGTTAAAGGACAAGAGAACATAGATAAATATCATAGTATAATTAATACTTCATCTCAAATAGTATTTGATGTTGATATAAATAACTTAATTGATAAAGACTTAGCTGTTATTGAAAATACTGAATTAGAAAACATTGAACAAATGATTACTAGTTCAGATAGAGATAATAGATCCTTAGCCTTAGAAATGCTAGCAAATTGTAATGTTAATGCTTCTTTTGATGTAGTTAGTAATATTTATTACTGGCAATATGACTGGTTAAAAGACACTAATAATTGGAATACAGTAAATGTTAAAGCACTGAGATCTAAAATGAAAGTCTTTGAAGGTGGTGGTAGTGTAAGCAACTGCTATAGCTACAATAATTATATCAAAAATTTGATACATCATGATAAATTAACTAAGTTTGCTATTGATAATACAAGAGAGAAAATGTATAAACACATTATGTCTCCTCTAGTAGGTAATGATAGAGAAGACACAGTGTTCCATGTATCTTTAGAAGCTCTTCAACTAAGAGATAACTTAATAGAAAACATTAATAATGACTAAAAAAGATGATAGAAAAGCGTTGATAGAAACTATATTATTCTATAAAGAAAAAATAAACCAGACACCTGGTGTTAAAGCAATGATACAGAAACTACAACAAAAATTAGATAAACTAGATGATAAAAACAAATAAAGAAAAAGAAGAGAAGTTTTATGCAAATAAAGATTTTTGCTTTAGCTACTCTTCTTTGAATAAATTATTATTTTCACCATCCTTATTCTATAAGGACTATATATTACATGACCGTGAGGTCAGAACTGATAAACATTTAATTGAAGGTAAACTAATACACTGTCTCTTGTTTGAGGCAGGTGAAGTTAATAATAAATTTAATGTTGTACCAGGGAAAAGCCCAAGTGATAATATCAGAAAGGTATTAAAAGATATGGCTCTTCATACTGATGCAGAAACATTAGTAGATTGTGATGACTTTATCATACTAGATTCACTAAAGAATTTAAACCTATATCAATCTCTTAAAGCTGATGAGTCAAGAATAGCTAAGATAAGAACAGAAGACAATGAACCTTATTGGAAATTTGTTGGTAACAGTAATGTTGATGTAGTTGATCAAGATACTTTAGTGAGATGTACTGAGAGAGTAGAAATACTAAAAGAAAATAAAGATGTTATGTCATTGTTTAGTGAAGTAACAACTGATTTTGATTTAGATCCTATTGAAACATTTAGTGAGAAGTATCTTAAGTCTGAACTTAAAGGTTTAGATTTTGGCCTGCATGGATTTATAGATTATTATAAGGTTGATAGTGATAAAAAGCAAGTAACCATATGTGATCTTAAGACAACTGGGAAGACAATCTCAGACTTTAAAGACACTGTAGACTTTTATAATTACTGGTTACAAGCTTCTATTTATATGAAGTTAGTGTATGATACCTTGGGTGATGATGCTGATGATTATGAATTAATGTTTAAGTTTGTTGTAATTGATACATATGATCAAGTATATGTCTTTGATGTATCTAGAGAAACTATGGGTGGATGGGCTGATGGCCTTGGAGGTGCAATTAAAACTGCTGAATTCCATTATAAAAGTAGAAATTACTCATTGCCTATTGAATTTTTATCAAAAAAGGTTACCTTATAGTATGGGTTTAATATATACTGACTATTTTCAGAAGAGTAAAGTATTTCTATATCCTTTATTAGGTATAGGTAGAAAAGCTAAATACGTCCCTTTACAGACTTATGTCTGTTGGGACAGTGTTTACTCTGTTGAAGATTGCAGATTAATATTAGAATATAAAACTAAACAGACAAAGGGCTTTAAGGATTTTGCAGAAAAGTATTTAGATAATCATGATATGTATGATGACTTTGTAGAACTATCAAAAGATAAAGTTATATATATATTTAATTTGACTAAAGCATTTAAACCTGATCATAAAAGGTTTATAAATGGGAAATATTCTCAACTTAGTCTAAATGCTAAGATACTTATTATAGATTTCTTTGGTGATAAAGAAAAGGCAGGAGAATATATCCAGACATTTCTCACACCAGATGAAAGTTTTGAATCATATGCTCAATACTTTAAAGTAGATAAAGATTTACTAGAGAGTATAGGGGAATTATGTTCAAAACCTGACATAGAAAAAGAAACTTTAGTTAATAATAATGCAGTATTGTATCAATTGTTAAAAAAAGATTCCATACATTTGACAAAACAAAAATAAAATTATGGCAAACCAAATTGGACAAAATATGATGTTAGTAAATTCTACATTTAGAAATGCTAAATCATTTACATTAATTCCAGTGAGCATGGACTCACCATACACAGAAGCTATGTTTGACCCTGCGTCAGGCATCTTAGCAGTCATCAGTAAAGTAATGAAACAATCTTATCATATGGTCCCAAAGTTAGATGATGATGGGCAACCAATTAGACTTAAGAAACCTAATCCACAAACTGGTAAGACACATAAAGAAGAAAGAAGATTAGTAGATACATTTTCTGAGTTCTATCTTAGTGATAGAGCTGATATAGAAACATTTATTCATATGTTTGCAATAAATGCAGAACATTTTAAAGTAGATGAATTCTTTGTAGACTTAAAAAAGACTGAACCTTCCAAGATTATATTACCTGGTCAATAGTTCTTGGTTGACTCTATTGACTTAAAAAGAAAAGCTCATTGATTTGGGCTTTTTTTGGCTCTAATAAATAAATTACATGGCAGAATTAACTGATTCAGATATAATGGATATAAATATCCTATTAGCAATGACCAAGTGTATGGGAGAAATAGCACATGGCCTGCAGTATAAACATACCCATCAAGTTAAACAGAAAATCAAACACGTGATTAAAACTGTTGACTTATATGAAAGAGAAATAAATAAAAAAATGAAAAGAGGTGGTAGTGATGGTATAGAACAAATATATGATTGTATTATGGATCTTGTTTTAGAAGCTAAAGAAATTACTCTTAAGAATGTCAAGGATGAAAAGAAATAGACTTCCTGGCTATAATCCTGAGACTAAAGAATATAATACATTTGCAATGATGTTTGGAGAAAGTATGTGTACTGTCTCTAAATATCCAGAAAAAAAGAAATACAAATATGTTGATAAGAGAACTAAGAAATATGGTAATCCTAGAAAACATAGTGGTATAATGGGTAAATATAAACAAAAGGTATGAAGAAACATTGGGTAATGGATTATGAGACTTTATCTAATTGTTTTACAGGCGTATTTGAACATTACAAAACTCAGGAAACTAAAGTTTTTGTAATTCATAACCTGCAAAATGATTTAGATATATTAGTTCATTTTCTAGAAAGTAATATTAATAACAAAGAGTGGCATATATCCTATAATGGATTAGCTTTTGATTCACAGATCACTCACTATATATTAGATAACCACTTCATGTGGTCTGACCTAAGTGGATCAGAGATAGCTGAGATTATATATGCCTATGCACAAAAAACTATTGAGGCTTCTAATAATAAACAGTTTGCAGAGTATGCACCTTGGAAGATGCAGATAATGCAAATAGATATATTTAAAATGCATCATTGGGATAACCCGGCTAAACGTTCTAGTCTTAAATGGATACAATATAGTATGGATTGGCAAAACATTCTTGATATGCCTATTCACCATGAGACAAAGATAACTACACAAGCTGAGATAGATACAATTATAGAGTATTGTATTAATGATGTGAAGTCAACTAAAGAAATATACAATAGATCTAAGTCTCAAATAGGACTTAGGAAAGAACTTACTAAAACATATGGTATTAACCTATTCAGTGCATCAGAACCAAGAATAAGTAAAGAACTCTTTGGTTATTACTTAATGCAGAAACTTAATATACAGAAGCGTGACCTTAGAACTATGAGGACTAAAAGAGATATAATTAAAATATCAGACATTATTCTTCCTTATGTTAAATTTACATCTGCTGATTTTAATCTTTTATTAAATAGATTTAAATCTTTAGAAGTTAATGCAGACAACCTTAAAGGTAGTTTTAAGTATCATGTAAACTATAAGAATGTAAAGACTCATTTTGGCACAGGTGGTGTTCACGGTGCAGCTAAGAAAGGTGTTTATGAAAGCACAGATGATATGATTATAATGTCTTCAGATGTTACTAGTTATTATCCTAACTTAGCTATAAAGAATAAGTGGTCTCCTGGACATTTTCCTAAAGAAGCATTTTGTGATCAGTATGAATGGTTCTTTACAGAACGTAAGAAGATTCCTAAGAGTAATCCAATGAATTATGTATATAAGATTATACTTAACTCAACATTTGGCCTTAGCAATGATGATAAGAGCTTCTTTTATGATCCTGAATTGTTCTGTAGAATAACAATTAATGGTCAACTTAGTCTTATGATGTTATATGAACAGATAATGGAAAGAATACCCGGTGCTGTAGCTTTATTGCAAAACACAGATGGTGTTGAGACTATTATACCTAGGGATTATATAGATGAATACATGCAAATATGTAAAGAATGGGAGGAAACAACCAATCTTAATCTTGAACATGATAAATATCAGAAGCTTGTATTAGCTGATGTCAACAATTATATAGGCGTTAATGAGTTTATAGAAGTTGACATTACCAAATGGAGAGAAATTAAACAGAGTCAGCCTCATTACTTATTTAAAGTAGAGAATGATAAATTTAGTTATGCTCCTGTTAAACTTAAGGGACGTTTTGATTTTCATGATTTACAATTGCATAAGAATAAGTCCAAATTAGTTATACCAAAAGCTATCTATCAATACTTTGTTAATGATAAGCTACCTGAAGACTATCTAGATGAGAATAAAAACATTCTAGATTATTGTATAGGTGGTAAATCTAAGGGTAACTGGAAACAAGTTGCTAGAAAGATTAAGGATGGTAAACTAAATGAAGAAGAACTTCAGAAAATAAATAGATACTTTATCTCTAAGGATGGAGTGAAAATAATCAAAGTAAATAAATCAGATGCAAGAGAAATACAATTAGAAGCAGGCCGGTGGCTGCAGACAGTATACAATGAGATGGTTGTGGAACCCAAGTGGGAGACATATAACATCAATAAAGGTTACTATATGCAAGCAATTGAGTCTGAGATAAATTCTATTCTCTCTGTGTCAACAAATCAATTAAAATTATTTTAGAAAAGGGAGAGTAGGCATACTGCCAAACAACAATTTATTAAATGTTTTTTACAACTCTCCCTTTTTTATTCCATTAAATTTATTATCTTTACACTTTAAAAGTTTATAATTATGGGTTATACAAAACCAAAAGAAACAACTAAATGGCATTTAGAAAATGCAAGCTTACCTAATCATGGTAAGACATATACAGTAGTATCACATAAATCCGTGATAGACAATACATTACAGCTTTTAGCTAGTAGTGGATTTACAATAGAAAAAGAAATATATAGAGCAAACATGAATGCCAATGTAGCACAAGGCATATATCATATCTACCCTTCTCAAACAACTGATGAAGAAATCATCAATGAGAAAGAACTTGGGATGATGTTTGCCTGGACTAATTCATATGACAAAAGCACACGTTTTCAATGTGCTGTTGGTGCCTATGTAGCAGTATGTTACAATGGTATGGTAGCAGGTGATATGATGAACTTTAAAAGAAAACATACTGGGTCAGCTGATTATGATGTTAAAGTACATTTAGCAGATCAGATTAAGAATGCTGAAAAGTACTATAAACGTATCTTACAAGATAAAGAATCAATGAAGCTTACAACTTTAGATTGTAGTCAACAGTCTGAGCTTGTTGGTAGATTGTTTATTGAAGAAGATTTACTTGACTCACAACAAATGTCTTGTGTTAAGAGTGAAATGAATAAGGGATCATATGATTATGGGACCTTAGAAAACAGTGCTTGGACATTTTATAATCATATTACACATGCATTAAAGAAAGCACATCCACGGGATTGGCTAGCAGATCAACAAAACTTTCATGACTTTATGATGGTAGAGTGTGTAAATAATAATTTATCAGGTCTAAACACTTTTGAATTAAATACAGATAACACTGACCTTGGTATTAGTATGACTGATACAGACAATGCAATAGAAATAGATGAGGATATAAGCCACTCTATATTAGTTCAAGATGTATACATGGGTAGATGATAAACACTGTGTTTTTTCTTGTGGTATGTGTTCTATGCTTTTATCTTTGTAGTAAAGCTGATATTGATTAAATAACTGGGAGACTTAAACCAACTCAAGATCTAAGTTTATGCATTCTTGGATCTTGGGCTCCCTTCCTTTTACTATGAAAAGATTTATAATATTTACAATTGTATGGATTAGTCAACAACTTGCAATTCCTTTTTGGATAGTTGGACATATTCATTTATCAATACATAACTATCAGGACCTATATGAAATATTAACTAGTATAGGCCTGCATGTTATAGTAGCTATAGGATTTGTTATAGACTACAAGCTCAATAAAAAAAATTACAATTTTCCTCCTCATAAAAAAGAATAACACATGAATTCTAAAGAAAGAAAAGAAAGACCAGTCTTTACTGGTGTATTAAGATATTTTCCTGATGCTATTATGGAAATTGCTAAGGTGTCGTTAGCTGGCAACAAACAACATCACCCTGATAAACCTTTGCATTGGGACCGTAGCAAGTCTAATGATGACTTAGATGCATTGACTAGACATTTAATGGATGCAGGAACTATTGATGATGATGGTATTCGTCATACTGCTAAAGTTGCTTGGCGTGCTCTTGCATGTTTACAAAAAGAATTAGAAGAAGATAAGAAATATTCTAATGATGACTAGCTAAAACTTCTTTTAACCATTCGTAATCTGGGTGGTTCTTAGTTGCTAGCAATCTAAAAGAAATTTCATCTGCTAACTTCTCTGATGAATTAAATTCTTCTACAGATTTATGATCTTCAACCTTTCTGTTTCTATTATACTGGTCAGCTAACCACTCTTTACCTCTTAAATATTTATTTAAAAGTTTCATTATCTCCAAAGTATTCCACCAACAACATCTTCTGCTACTATTGCAGTTGCATTTCCATTTGTTGCAGCAGCTGTAATATTAAAACCTAAACCAAGTTTAAACCTTAACCCAATAGGTAACTCCATAGCTAGAGAACCTACTGCAGGTATTGTCAATGTTACTAAAGGTATATCAGCATCTACTGGAGCTGAAGCTTTGTCAAATATTCTTAGATAAGCAGGGGCTGCAGCTTTGTTATGTAAATTAATTCCATAGACTGAACCAGATCCTTTTTTTATAAAGCCTAGATTTGTAGTAGCAGCTGAAATAACTGCATGTACTTCTAATCCACCAAATCCATATTGGTTTGGCATTGCCATATCTTTTGGATACTCTGCATTAAGACTTGATGATTCTGATGTATTAAATTGTACTCCCATTTTTTTATTTTTTTAATTGTTATAATGTATATCCACTATTGTTCAATGCAGCTTTTACTTGATTATAGTAATATTGATTAGTATTACCGTCAGCTACTTCTGCTGTATAAGTTAAATAAGTTGGAGATCCTGATGACTCTGGATACAACGTTTGTGTTGTTGTATTGTATGCAGAAGCTTGTGGTGCATATGCAAATCCATTTGCAGTTAAACCACCAGTTGCCATTAAACCGTCATCAGCCAATAAAGGATTAAGTTGTACTCCGTTAGGACCTGTGTTATAATCAACTGGGAAAAATATACCTCTGTATATAGAATTATTTCCTGCTGCCGTTACCATGTTACTAATAAAACCTTTAACAGTTGTTACGTCATCTGTTATAGTAGTTACTGTACTATTAGCCCTATCTGCCCATGTACCAGTACCAGTACCTGCCATATTATATTGACTTGATTCATCAGCAAAACAAAGGAATTGTACTCTATCAGCACTTGGCCAAATTGTATTATAGTTAGTTCCATCTGCTGGAGTTCCATTTTCACCTCCAGAGAAGAATGCTATCTGTCTTTCTGAATTCTGATGACTCCAATAAACGTGTGAATTAAATTGATCACGTCCATTTGTTGCTGCGTTTGTATTTCCACTTGCTTCAGTTCCACCTGTCTGATAGAAATCTTGAAGTAAGTTTCTAAAGTTAGCTGGATTAGTATAATCTGCAGCCATCATAGCATCTGTTATATCAAATTTTACAATATCATTTTGATTAAGAGTATGCGGATTACTTAATATTGCCGTAGCTTGATTAGGTATTCCCCCATCTGTATAAGATACTACAGTTGTTCCTGCTGGAACTCTAGCAGCTGCAGCTCCAACACCTACAACAGTCATACCTACAGCAACACAATAAAATGATTTTGCTGTTTGACCATTTGCTGCATTAACTCTACCACTAATTAAATTTGCTTGTACAGTATTTCCAAACCTTATAGTAGTTGTTCCGCTTCCAGTATTACTATCAGTTATTCTAGTAATTACTTCTGGAACACTTGCCATTTTAGCAGTTCTTCTAATTGTACTAACCATAGATCCTGAAGTATCACTCCAGTATTGGAAATATGTATTTACTGTAACACCTAATCCACCAATTGTAAAAGTTTGTGTGTCAGAACTACCATCATTGTCAGTTACATTTAATACAACTGGGAAGCTACCTCCCGCACTTGGCACAGTCCCACTTAAAGTTCCTGTACAATTTCCATTATTAGTAAAAGTTAACCATGACGGCAAACTTGGTGTAGTAAAACTTAATTGATTACATGGTGTATCTTGATCTGCTACTGTCCATGTATAAGTCCAAGTATCACCACCTGTTAAATTAGGATATGTATTAGCTGTAACCGGATCAGTAGATGTCCAGATAACTGGATCTGCTATTGCTCTTAGGGTTATAGTTTGTGTAGCAATATTACTATCACAATAACCATCATTTACTTTCCATTGAAAAGAGGTAACACCAAAATAATTAAGAGTAGGTGTATAAACCCAATTACCTGTTGCAGCATCAAGAGTTACTGAACCTTGACCAGCCGGTATTGGAGTAACTAGTGTATATGTTAAACCATATCCACCAAAACCATCATCATTTGCTACTACTGTACCACCTACAGAAGTATCTTCATCAATTATAATAGAGCCATTATTAGCTACAGGACATGCATTTGCTGAAGTTGACTTACAACATGCATCCCAGTATAACATATTGTTGCCTCCTGGAATATCATAATTAATATAACTAAGTTTTAGTGACTCACCAAATAAAAGGCTTGAGGTTGGGTAACCGTTATCTACACCTGGAGTCCATGTAACTGTATTATCAAATAAATTACCCACAGTACCCCATCCATCAGGAAATCTAATAACATTATCTGGTAGTGCAGATCCTGACTGAACATTTTCTGCTATAACCACACCATGTTCTCCATCAGTTAAGTTATCCATCCCTTTAATGTCAATAAATGCAAACTTAGATAAATCTAAAGCTATATATGCATTTAAAAAAGTCTGAGTCCATTTACCGGCTGCTCCACCATTAGCAGTCATTGTTAATGTATCAAATCCTCTTTGAGGAATTATTGTTGATGCATCTCTAAACTTAACTTCATTAGCAGCACCTGTATCTCTTACTAAAACTTGTGTAAGTGCATCATTTTGTATTACAGTATCTAAATATAGTTCTTTTGTTTGTTTAAGCTTACCATCATTAGTAATTTGAGTAGCTGGTGTACCTGAGTTTCCATCTTGAATAAGTAATGAACATCCTAAAGTGTTTGAATCAGGGGTCCATAGTGGAATTCTATATACACTACATATTTCTCCTACAATTGCTGCAGGATTATCTTGCCATGCAAAAGTAGTTCCATCAGAAATAAGAATCTGATCTACAGTGCCAATAGGCAACTCTACTTTATAATTAGTAGCATCTCCTTGCCATAGTGAACCATATGTTAATGCTTCAACCACATCATCATCTTGCCACTTTACTCTACCATCTGCTAAACCTACAAGCACTTTATTTAATCCACCTAATGCTCCAAGT